GTCACCAGGTAATTACAACTGGGTAACTTATCAAGGTGGCTCACCAACACCAACGCCTACAGGTAAAAAACATAAATTTAAATTTGTTTTATTTGATAGAAATATAAGAAATAGATAGAGTGATTGACACTCTATTTTTTCTATGTTAAAATGACATTGTAATAAGGTAATACTTATTACTTGGGTTTTCTTTCTTTTGTGGGTAGTGTCTACTTGACACTATCCTTTTTTTATGCTATATAGAGAATAGAAGGAGGTGTTAAGAAAACATGCTTACAAAAGAAGACTTTGAAAACTTAATCAACGAAACTAGAGATAAACTTGACGATAAAAGTAAAGCCCTAGTTAGTGAGGATATGTTAGGGATAATGGGAAATTATAACAGTCTACTAACAACATTAAATGACCGAGATCAAGAACTTGAAAAACTACGAAGTGAAAACGACGAACTTTTAAAAGTTAACGGTCGCCTATTCCAGAAGATAGGTTTTGATAAAAAAGAAGAGAAAGAAACCTTGCCATTAGAAAATAAGGTTGACGAAAAAATTGGAATTGAAAACCTTATTAATGAGAAAGGAGAATTGATTTAATTATGGCACTACCAGTTGGCGCAAAAGCCTTTAATGTTATCCGTGAAGATAGCTCAACTGTTTTCATGAATACTGTACCAAGTGCAACAGCAGATAACATCAATTTAATTTCAAATATTTTATTTAATGAAAGTTATCAACCTCAATTAAATGAGTTTGTATCAAACTTAATTAATAGAATTGCACTTACTATTATTCGTAACAAAAGCTTTAGTAACCCTTTAGCTATGTTTAAGAAGGGAAGTGTACCACTAGGCACTGATATCCAAGATATCTATGAAAACCCAGCTAAAGCAGAAGCTTACGAACTATCTAACACAGGAATGGCTAAGTTATTAACAATAACGGATCCAGACACACACGTTGCTTATTATCGTAGAAATAGACAAGACTTATATACTAAGACAATCGCACGTGAAGCTTTACAAGGAGCTTTCGTATCTTGGGATAAATTTGAAGAATTTATACAAGGTATCACTACTTCACTTTATAGTGGTAACTATATTGACGAATTTAAGTATACTAAAGATTTAATTGATGGAGCTTATAATCAAGGTAAAGTTATTATTAAAGTAATGTCTAAACCAGTAGATGAAGCTACAGGAAAAGCTTTCTTAAAAGAATTAAGAGCTTTATATACTAAGATGAGTTTACCTTCAACTGAATATAACGCTTATTCAGTAATGAGTGGAAGTGACAAACCTGTTACAACTTGGACTGATAAAGAACGTATGGTATTAATCGTTACCGCTGACGTAATGGCTTCTGTTGACGTTGATACACTAGCAGGTATTTTCCAACTTAATAAGGCAGACTTTTTACAAAGAGTTATTGTAATTGACAAATTTGAAAATGATGAAATCTTAGGTGTTGTTTGTGATGAAGCTTGGTTACAAATTTATGACAACTTATTAAGATTTGATGAATTCTACAATGCAAGAGTAATGGCTTGGAATGAATATTTACACGCATGGAATACTTTCGCTATTTGTCCATTTGCTAACGCTGTTGTTTTAGCAACTGAAACACCAATTCCAGCAACTGCAATTGCATTACCTTCAACTGAAAGTATGGTAGTTGGAACCGATGAAACATTAACGTTAACTTTAACACCAGCAAATGCTACAAGTGATATTGAATTCTCTAGTAGTGATAAAACTGTTTTAACAGTATCAAAAGTATCTAATACTAGTGTATCTGTTCACCCAGTATCTGCAGGAACTGCCAAAGTAAATGCTGTAAGTGAAAATGGTAAAAAATCAAGCTGTACTGTAACAGTTACTAATTCCTAATTGTTAAAGAGTAGCAACTTGCTACTCTTTAATTTTAATTAGTTAATATGATTTATACTTTTTATATTTTGTAATATAAAAAACGAAAGGAGTGATTATGTGATAACAATAACACCACAAGGGAGTGTTTACCTTTGTAAAACTCCACTTGAAAACGATTATAAAAATCAATTAACTTTTGCTAACGCAACTAGTCAACAAACTTACTTTAATAGTAAAGTTGTGACTAGTGAAACTGATTATACTTATATTAAAAAAGACAATACAATGGTCATAGGAAAACCTATTGACGATATTATTTCATGTAACTACTTATTTTATAAAAATACTGGCTTTACTAACAAATACTATTATTGCTTTATAACTAATATGGAATACGTAAACGAAAACGCAACAAGAATAACTATTGAAACAGACGTTTATCAAACTTATATGTTTGATATCGTTAAAAAGGCTTGTTTTGTTGAAAGAGAACACGTTAATGACGATACGATAGGTATTAATACTACACACGAAGGAATTGATACAGGTGAATTTATTGTAAATGAAGTTGAATACTTTGACGAAAATAGTAGTGGCGCTCACGTTATAGTAGGTGTATCTGCTTTACCAGAAGAATTACGATCACAAACGATAACATTTGATAAACGTAATTATAATGGTATTTATTCTGGTCTTTATTATATCGTTTGTGCTTCATATTTAGACGCTAGTAAATTAATTACGATTATGGATATTGAAGGACTAGCTGAAAATGTTTATAGTGTATTCTTATCACCAATGAGTTTATACAATACAACAAGTTGGTCAACATTTACTAAACATATTGATTTATTTGAAATAGATATAACTGTTAGTTATAAAATGTTACCTGAAACAAATGAAGCAACTTTAATGGCTACTGAAAGCGTTGATATAAATACAACATTAAACGGATATACACCTAAAAATAATAAACTATTTACTAAAGAATTTAATTATATGTATGTTACAAATAATAACGGTGGTAATGTTGAAATGGCTTACGAAGACTTTATTGATAATGAGCCACTATTTCATATTATAGGAACTGTGTGTCCTGGTTGCTCTATAAAATTAGTACCAGATAATTATAAGAAATATGACACTACAACTTATCCTAATTATAAAAATTATATGTATGACTTTGGTTTAACTGGAGCTAAATATCCTACATGTTCTTGGGCTAGTGATAGTTATACAAACTGGTTAACACAACAAGGTGTTGATCATGCGTTTGGTCAAATAGGTAATGTTGCTACTTTAGGTGTACTAATGGCTAGTGGTAACCCTCTTGGTGTTGCTTTAGGTGGTGTTAGTATTATTAAAGACGTACTAACGGAAAACTTAAAACGTGAAACTTCACCTATACAAGCTAAAGGAAATATAAATGGTGGTGACGTATCATTCTCAGCAAGCCGAACTTGTTTTACAGTTTATCAAATGAGTATGAAGTATGAATTCGCTAAACGTATTGATGATTATTTTTCTATGTTTGGTTATAAGGTAAATGAAGTAAAAATACCTAATACTACAGGACGTACTAATTGGAACTATGTAAAAACTATTGATTGTAACTTTGAAGGTGATATACCTCAAATGTATTTAAATAAAATAAAAGAAATCTTTAATAATGGTATTACTTTATGGCATAATGCTAGTACCTTCTTAGATTATAGCCAAAGTAATAGTATTGTTAGTTAGGAGGTTATATGAAAGAAACAGACTTAGCTATGTATGTTAATAATTCAACTTATGTTGATTATTTAGATAGGTTGAAATTAGTAGCTACTTCATTATTTACTTGGGAAGGTCTTGACGAAGTTGCTGGTGTAGGGGCTAGTCGTTTTTTAGAGTTAGCACTTTATGAAAATGGACGAGCTGTATTCTTTAAAGATGAAGAGTTAGGTTATCTTGCTTTACGAGTAAACCCTAATGATAAATTTAATGTTTATATGTTACCTACTAAAGTAATATGTTATTCATTTGAATACAATAAAGAAAAAGACTTTGATGACGTTGTTTATATTATGAATAATAACTTACAAAAACCTACAATAGAAACTATTAAACTTTTCGCTTATCGACTTTATGAAGTTGAATCAACGATAAATGTTAACTTACTAGCACAAAAAACGCCTATACTAATTGAAGGCGATACAAAAACAATACTTACACTTAAAAATGTATACATGCAATACTCTGGTAATACACCATTTATATTTGGTAATAAAGCTTATGATTTATCAAATAGACTTTCCGTACTTAAAACGGACGCTCCTTATTTAATAGATAAATTAACATTACATAAACATGAAATATGGAATGACGCTCTTACTTTTATGGGTATTAATAACACTAATGTAGATAAAAGAGAACGCCTTATAACTGATGAAGTTAATAGTAATAATGAACTTATTAACTATTACTTAAATTGTTTTTATAAGACGCGTAAAGAAGCTTGTGATCGTATAAATGAAAAATACGGACTTAATATTCAAGTTAAACTTAATAAAGATGTACTCGATTTATTAGACGTTGATGAAAAAGAAGTAACCAAATATGAAGATAAGGAAGTGATAGAAAATGAGTAAGTATACTATCACCATTAAAAATTTAATTGATAATCATTTTGACTTTGGCTTACAAGATTATCCAATCTGGAATGAAACATATCGTAATACTTTAAATCAAAAGATATTAAACCATTACTATGAAAATGAAATAGGCTTTGAAACTGCTAACTTATTTAAGTTTTATCTTAATAATAAATTAAATGAAATAATGCCTTATTATAATAATTTATATAATGCTCAAGAAAAAGCCTTATCAAATATTTTAGGTAATATTGATTTATACGAAGAAGCTAATCGACTTAACAATAACGAAGTTAATACAACAAGCAATTCAAAAAGTGATAGTAAAAACTTATTTCAAGATACACCTCAAGGTAAAATTAACTTCGCTAAACTTGAAAATCAACAATGGGCTACTAACTACACAAATAACGTAAATGACATAAACGATAGTAGTAATAGCTCAGGAACTAATAACGAAAACTATACCCGTCACGTATGGGGTAATGACGGTAAAAAATATAATATTGATGTTTTAAAAGATATTAGAAATAATATTTATAATATAGATTTAATGATCATAAACGATTTACAAGAATTGTTTATGCAAATATTTTAAGAGGTGATAAAATGAGTAATAAAAAAGTATATCCACCTTTTATAACATATTGCGCTAAAGTAATACCTTTGGCTTTTGATGAAAGTATGAGTTATTACGAAAATATATGTAATATAGCCAATCATATCAACAATCAAATAATACCCGTTGTAAATGAAAATAACGAATTAGTACATGAAAATAACGAAATAGTGCATGAAAACAATGAAATCGTTAAAGAAATAAATATAAAATATAATAATGTAATAAGTTATATAGATGATAATATGGTAACTATTGATACCCAAAACTTACAATATTATACTCTAACTAATAACTTATCAATAGTAGCTTTAACAGGTGACTATGATGATCTAATCAATAAACCTACTTTATTTAGTGGTGATTATAATGATTTAACAAATAAACCAAGTATTCCTACTTCAACTTCAAATTTAATAAATGATAGTGGTTTTATAAACAACAGTGTAGATGATTTAAGTAATTATACTACAACAACAAATTTAACAACACTTTTAAATAACAAAGAAAATAATATTATTTATGGAACTACACCCAACACCACCTATATAAAATTTGATAACGGTGTAATGATACAATTTGGTATAATTAATAAATCTAATTTCTTAACTTCAACAGCTTTATCAACAAGTATTCAAGGTTTAAATATATATCGTAGTAATAACCCTATAATTAACTATGGTGGTATTGATTTTATTGATAATACATATTCTCTTGAAATCATGGCTCGTAATGGTATCAGTGGTTGTAGATTTATAATTAGTAGAATTCATGATAAAACAACTACAGGTTTCTCACCCCAATTATTAGGTTTAGAAGATTTTACAACAAATGGTATAGGCTATACAAATTTAATTGACGTTGAATGGATAGCTATTGGAAAATGGAGATAATAGGAGGTAATAATGAAAAATATTAAAATAATTAAAAGTCCATTTATGTGTTATTGTGCTAAAGTAATACCTTTAGCTTTTGATGAAAGTATGAGTTATTATGAGTGTTTATGTAACTTTTATAACTACTTACGTAATCAAGTTATGCCAGTAATTAACAATAATGCTGACGCTTTAGAAGAACTCCAAAATTATGTAAAAAACTATTTTGATAATTTAGACGTACAAGATGAAATAAATAATAAACTTGACGAAATGGCTGAAAGTGGACAACTAGAAAATTTAATAACACAATACTTAGAATTACAAAATACTTATACGTATAATAATGTTAATGAAATGAAACAAGCTACTAACTTAATAGATAATAGTTTTGCACGAACAAGTGGTTTTAATAGTTATAATGACGGTGGCGGAGCATATTATAAAGTAAGAGAAAAAGAAGAAAATGAAATACCAAATGAAATTACTTTAATTGAACTAGAAAATGACTTAGTTGCTGAATTAATAAAAACAAATATAATAGATATTAAACAATTAGGCGTTTTTCCTTCTGTAGATAATACTGATGATTTAAACGAAATCGCAAGTATATTAATAGAGTTAAACCCTATGATATTACTTATAAATGGTAATTATAATATTGGTGATACTGTTACTTGGTCAAATTTACATGATATAAAATTAGAATTTAAAGAAACAATTACCGCTAAAAGTTATGATAATACTGAAAAACCTATATTTGATTTAATTAATTGTAGTAATATTACATTCGATAATTATAATGTTACTTCTACATGTGATAAACAAGAAAGTGCTCCTGCTGGACATACTAGACAAAGTTATTTAGGATCGTGTCGTATTGGTATTAAACTAACCTCTTGTGAAAACATATATTTAAATAATTGTACATTTACAAATATGTATTGGGACTTATTCCCTCATGGTAGTGATGAAAATACTAAAACAAAAAATGTATATTTAAATAACACAATTTCAAATAATTCAAGTATACCTGTATATGCTTCTAACTTAGACGGCTTTCATGTTAATAATTTCATATGCAAACCTAAAAATTTATTAGGAGCTGGTAACCATGTTTTCTATATTTCTCATGATAGTGACAATTTAAGTTTTAATAATATAAATATTGAAACAGACGGTTATTTCGGTTTTAGCTTTGCATTTAATAATGATTTAAACACGTCTTATAAAAATATTAGTTTATCAAATATATATTTAAAAGGTACTGGTGGTATATTCTGCTCCACCGAATTAATTAATTTTACAGTATCTAATTTTAGATACGATTATGTAGATAGTTTAGTAGGTACTAATGAAATTTTACAATTTGCAACAGGTGAAATTAATATTAGAAATAGTGTATTTAACAATAACACCTATAGACTTGTTAGATTAAATACTGGTTGTAATTTTATAATGGATAACGTAATACATAATATGGTCGATGAAAACTCTAATAATCAATGTATTGTATTTGGAAATACTAATAATAATGTAACTATTAAAAACTCTAAAATTAAAAGTGAAATATTATTCTATAATAGTTATGCTAATACATTACTATTTAAAGATTGTGAATTCTATACTACAACAAGTCAATATTTCCAATCAACAAGAAATAATAACTCAAAAGTTACTTATATTAATTGTATAATCAAATTTAGCAATAATCAAAATTTTAGCTCACAAGGATCATCAACTACTTATCCTAACACCGTTGATATTCTCTCATCTTATTTATATGGATATAATCAAATATCTAACAATTCTAATGATGACGGCTTTACAATTATAAATAGTTATAAAAATAACACTCTAATTACTACATGGTA